TTGGATAATTGTAAACACCCCCTTCACTCTCTCCACCAGCCTCCAAACAAACATTCAAACTAGTATCAACTGTGACTTTAAAACTTATCTCGTGATCGCGAAATCTCATATTCTCTCCTTTGAAATTCCCAGCCAAGAACTGGTTTATACCACTACTTACACCCATTCTTTTCGTAACAACACCATAAGCACTCTGAACACCATACAAACATTGAATGTAATCGCTCATGTAATCCAATATTGTCAAATCATGTTCAATAACAACAACATACTTACCTTTCTGTGCCAATTTTCCTATAACATTAGTCGAAATCAATCTCTGTTTAACATCCAAATACGAACTACACTCATCAAAGAAGTAAACATCCGCATCCCTGAGAACCGCCATTGCAATCGCAAATCTCTGTAACTCTCCTCCAGACAGTGTATCAACCTTACTATTCAATAGATGTCTCAACATAAGTTGGTCAACAACTCCTTCAAAATCCATAGCCTTATCATTTAAACATCCAATAACCTTATAACCCAAGAATCTCCTCCTGAAATTAGCACTCATCTGTGGTTTAACCGATACACGAATATCACCTCTCGCCAATCCGGATATATAATTCTGTAAAGCACTCCCTCTATACATCTTTATTATCTCTTTCCAATATACATCATCACCACCAACATCTAATTGCCCTAAGTTAGGTTTCACTCTTCCCGATAGAATCTTCAAAGCTGTTGTTTTACCAATTCCATTTGTACCTAATATACCTAATACCGCCCCCTGTTTCGGTTCTGGTAACTCATACAATCTGAAACTGTTCGGTCCATATTTGTGAACAACTCTTATATTTGGGTCATTCTCTGTTGGACAGTTTACAACTGTTACTGCTCTGTCTGGTGTTCTCTTCGCATTATTAAAACACACTGGACATGCATCTTCATTTATAGAAACCTCCTTCCCCTTAACTGTTATGCACCGTCTTGCACAAATCTTCGCGATCTTCTTTAAATAAAGATATGCAGGAGAGTTCGGCTTACATTTTTCTATATTAACTATTGCAATTCTATTTTTAGCCATTCACTCTTAACTACTATTTACCAATATTATTTCTTTATACTTCTCTCCAACAAACAGCAATGTCTGTTGTATAATGCCTGGAGACTCCTGCAATCGAAACTCCTCTGAACCTTCTTAAAAAACTTTACATCCCCATCATAAACAAGTATTTTTGGTTCACAAGATTTCACAAGAGCGTCATATATATCCTTGCATTTCTGTCTCTTCTCTCCCATTGTCGTATCACTATCATCACCAGTTTGATAAAAATTGTCGTCTCCGAACATTTTTTATTATACCATGTTTCATTTTTAAATAAAAAATTGATTTTTATTTGTAATAATGGTAATGTACATATGAATTACCATGTCTACTAAATTTGATAGGTTACAAACTGTTTTGAAGGAAACAACTGAGATTGTTGATTCTTTCAAAACTGATAACGACAAGATTATTGAAGAGAATAAGAATTTGAAGAAAGAGTTGAAGGAGATAAATATCAAGTACAGGATTCTAAAGAACAGTATAACGAAAACATTGAATCCAATTGAATCCAAGTACGATTTCACAAATGCTCCAAATTTCTTGAAGGTGTTGCAAAATATTGAATCAACCGAAGGTATGGAACGTTATATGCTTCAATTGGGATGTTTTATCACAAATACAAGGTTGGAGAATCAACTTGTTATTGCTGGTCCAGGACCTTCTGGTAAATCTACAATGAAAGAAATTGGACGTTTATTGAATGAACGTGTTAAATGTATTGATTGCGAAATAATATGTCAAGAAGGCGTAATTTTAGGAATTCCTGGTATGGTTAAATTTGAATATCATTATACAAGAATAAATGGAAAGCCTAATATGAGATTTTGTGGAAATCCATTTCTCATTAAAGAGACAGAAAATGAATCAATTGAAAATATCAATAAATGTTTGGAAAAGACGAAATACAGGTTGACAAAAAAATTGAAATTTCGTCCACATCACTACTGCAATATTTTCAGCATTAGACATATACCATCTCCTATGATTATGACAACTACTATTGAAGATTTTAATAGTGAAAAATGTGATACAGTATATACTGAAAAGATTGATTATGATAAAATTGATCATTGTCTAATGAGTAAACTTGAAGCTGAAGTGGATGAAATAAAATCACTTTGTATGCAAGTCTATGATAAGAATAAGGACAAGATCATCACTTTGTGATCAATATATTTATAAAAAAAAATGAAAAAAAAAAAATGTACAATCATCCTCTATACAAACCATCATGTCAGAACACATTAATGAATTCGAAAATTTGATGAAAAATTCTTTTGGTGAAATTAGAAAACATGATGAACGGTTGATTGAAGAGAATGTGAAGTTGCTAAACGAGAATTATTCTTTGAGGAAAAATCTAAAAGATTTGGAAAAAAAGCACAGAACTCTCAAAAACCAACTTGTCAAACTCATGAAACCAATCAATACCATATATGATTTCACTGATGCACCAAACTTTTTGAAAGTATTGAATACCCTAGACTCAATAGAGGATATGGAACGTTATATGCTTCAATTAGGTTGTTTCATTACAAATACAAGATTGGAGAATCAACTTGTTATTACTGGTCCATGTACCTTCCATCAATCATTCCTAGCAAGAATTGGAAGGATAGTTAACTCAGATGCAGTCAATACTAATCTATCTAAGTTGTGTTCAGTTTTATTTGGAATCAATTGTCATACAATGCCAAATTTTTGTAGCCATGTCAGTAGAAAAGTAACAAAACAAAATCCATTCATTCACGAGGCAATTTGTTCATCGCACAATTTTGATATTTGTATCGAACTAACTAAACGTAAATGGATGAGTAGTGGAAGTTTTATGTCTTATCTTCCAAAAGAAGGATATTTTAAAAATTATGAATGTGATGGAATAACATCACCAGTGATATTGGCTTGTAAAATTCCAAATTTGGAGCGTGAAGATTGTGATATTATTCATACAGAAGTTGAACATGACACAATTGATATGGATTTATTTTTCGAGCTTAAAACTGAAGCAGAAGCAATCAAAAAAATCTGTATGCAAGTTTACGAGAAAAATAAGGACAAAATCATTGACCGATAAGCATAAACCTCCCTCTGTCTACAATTTGTAGGTCTCGTAAGGGTACACAAAAGAGCGAAGCTAGGCGTAGGGTCTTATAGGGAGATGCAATCTCCCTATAAAATTGATTAATTATTTTTCACAATTATAAGTATACCAAATCAACCATGAAATTTGGAATAATCAAGAATAATCTAAATCTTGGTGCAATAAAAGAGATAAGTTTCAAAAAACATTGGAGTATTTGGACAGGTTTTCTTCATTTACCCTTTACAGGTATCAAGCAATCATTTGACGAATCTGATATTGTTCTGAATGAAACCGCAACAAAGAAGATTGTTAACTCTCTGGACTCAAAGTCCATCAAATCTTATATTGTTATGCTCATTAAGCATTGTGAGAGATTTGAGAGAGAGAGGAACTCAATTATCAAGCGTCGACGGAATCTTAAGAAGAACCTTATGCAGATTGTTCAATCAACAAATGATACCGAACAAAGTGACAGTAGCAGTTCCGAGGACTTGGAGTCTTGGGAATGGATGACAGACTTCATTAAACTCATGGGAAATGCAGAAGAGAATCTAGATGATGTCACTATCACAGAAGAAACAACAAAACAAGTGTTCGATATGTTGGAGGATGACTCAGAAAAGAATCTAGCCATCAAGAAGTTCATCGTTATGTTAATCGAAAACTGTGAGCGATTCGAGAAGGAACGTAATGATCATACTTCTCGACATCAAAACATGAAAGATAAGCTACGTGAGATTGTTACAACATCAAGCTAAACAATTCTCAATTATAATACACATTCCTCAGCAATTACTATATCATCCCGCAATCTATTAACAACCTCTGTAGGCAAAAGCATCTTCTCATCAAACTCTTCACTCTTTTCACTCTTCTCAACAACCACATATGGACATGAAAAATCAACGTCTATCTTATTCTCTCTAATATGATCAACAATATCGTCAACGAATGGTGAAATCCACTCATCAACTACTTTCTCCTCTAATTCCATCTCAACCAATAGATCCTTGAAGTTCTCAAAACACTTCAAATTGAATTTCAACGGATTCTCAACAAACTTCTTAAACTTTTTCGTTACATATTTGTACTTACTCTCTATCTGATCTCTCACAGATATCTCAATACGAATATCATCATAAAATCCACTCAAACAGTTCACCAATCCTGAAAACCTTGCACTCACACAAACTGTTGTCATATCCGGTATTGTTGTAACAAAAATTTTGAATATCTCATCCTTACTATTACTCTTTCTCAATCTGTTCCAGAATCTCTTGAACACTTCTCCAAACGATACGTTTAATTTCTTATAAACAACTTCAGATGTACACATATCTGTCATAAATGGATAGACCTTATCAATATCATTCATAGACACATTCTTCACCCACTTAACATCCGCCAATAAATCATTACTGAATCTGTTCCAAAAAGAAACACTTATACTCTTTGCATATCCCAAAGCCTTCGCAACAGTCTCATTATTGCTCGACATCTTACTCAATGTTCTCTTCACTCTCAAAATATCATCAATGCTTGTAAAATTAATCTCCAACTCCTCCAAACAATCTAACAACTGTTTAATCTTAATCAAATCATCCATAACACTCTTCAAACTCTTCAACACCGAGCTCAATGGAACTAAACACATATCCTTCATCAAATTACTCAAAGAATCAACAGTCGAATCCCCAACAGTAACATTGTGTGCATTCTGTCCATCACTATAAACAGAAACCGGCTTAACAACATATCCAACTACTGGTACATCAGCCTCACCTTCTGTTTTAGCTTTAGCCTCTTCAATTAGTCTCATCTTCTCATCATGTTTCTTCATTGCCAATCTCTCAAAATGGTCATCAAGATGCATTAACAATTTATCTCCAACCTTAATACCCTTATTGTTATCATACTTCAAACTCTCCAACTTATCACACTCTATCAACTCATTTGGAAGAAGTTCCAAGAAATTATTCTGAACAGATAAACTCTTCAATCCACTCGGTAACTTTGGAAGAGCAGTCAATTTGCAATCTCTAGCTCTAAAAACCTCTATCGTCTCAGGTATCTCTGGTATGAATGTCAACGGATTGTATGAACAAATAAATGTTTTCAACATTGGTAGATTGTGATGAATATCACCCAATACATTTATTAAACACCTAGAAATATTCAAATGAACCAAATTACTCGAAAATATTCCCATTGGAATCGTTAAAATGTAATTTCTTGAGAAATTCACATCAACAATGTTCTCCGGAACTCCATTCACCATTCTAAAAACCCTATTCCTATCATAATCCAAACCCTTATTTATAACAATTGAATTGTACTTGTTAAATTGATCAAGATTACTCTTTGTATCAGCCGTTAGCACATACTTCTTCTTAATAATACTAGACATCTTAGAAAGTTTGTATTGACTCATATCCAATTTATCATCACTACCAAATCTCTCCAATGTACACAATTCAACAATACGTTGCATATTATAATTATTTCCAATATTATTTCTTTATATAAATAAATGGTCAATCAAATTTTGTTATACGAAGTTCATCTAACGTATAAACCTTATCAGCGTCTCGATTAAACAACTCCTTCACTTTCACATTTTCACCACTCTCACCATATATCACACAATACTTGAAATCGTTCTTAACCGCATATGTTATCGATTTTATAATCTTTCTTTTATTCACTTCATAATCAACAATAAACCCCTTGTCACGAAACATCTCACACAATTTAATCCTCATATCCAGATCAGCAGAAACAATATAGACATCACCCTCACCACACCTACAAGCCACATCATCCAACAACATACATAATCTACTCACACCAAAACTTACACCAATCGCTGGTAAGTATCTCTTCTGACCACTTTTCGACATAAAATACATCAATCTATCATATCTACCACCAGCAATAACAGTTTTCACTCCACTATCTCTAACAACAACTTCATATATCAATCCGGTATAATAGTCCAACCCTCTAGCCAGAGATGCAGTGAACAGTAATTTATCACATCCACTCAACCTAACAAACTTCTCATCAAAATCAACCATCTCCTCAGCCATATACTCACTATCTATCATCTCTCTCAACTTGAAAATCTGTTTATCACTTAACCCTCGACGTTCACGTAGTTCAACAGATACATCTTTCCAACTCATCTTATCCAACTTATCGATACTTGCACAAACATCTTTCACTCCCTTACCTTTCACACCAATCTTTCCACACATACTGACCAAGTTCTGTCTATAATTGTACCTTATATCATATCCATCAATACCTAAATTCTCCAAAACAGTTTTTATTAACCATATCAACTCAACTTCACTTGTAACAGATTCATACTCTCCAACAATATCACAATCTGCCTGGTAAAACTCACACAATCTTCCAGACTCAGGTGTTGGTTTATCTCTTCTGAAAACTTTGCCAATCTGGAGTCTTCTTATAAAAGTCAATCTGTTCTGTGCCATAAACCGAACCAATGGAACAGTCATATCGTATCTCAAACTCCCTGATATCTTACCCAATCCGTGTTCTCCTAAATTGAATATCAATTTACTCTCTGCCTCCTCTCCATACTTATTTAATAAGAGATCGGTGTACTCTATTGCAGGAGTATCCATCTCCTTAATGTTCAATAATCTGCTCTGTTCTCGTATGATATTAACAATCTTATCTATCTTTCTGTATTCGTCGGCATTGTAATCTTTACAACCATAGAAATTTTGTATCATTAATTTTACATACAAAATTTCTTTTTAAGGCAAATGTATATTAGAAATATTGTGATTTTGATATTCTTTCTATAACTTTACTGTCAAAATGGATGCATGGTTTATATTGAACAATATCATCGAATTCTTCATCTTCACCAACTTCATCAAATTTCAGATCAACGATTTTTTCAGGTTCAATCTTCTCACACCCAGGATCTATAAACATCTGTTTAAAATGACACAACTTTCTTCGCATATCCAATGGTGTAACAATATTGATACACATTGTTTTATAATCAGTTCCTCTAACTCTGTCAACAAATGTCTTTCTGAATTTCTTTCTAAAATTGTGAGCATCAATAATAATACTTTTATCCTGATTGTAAATGTCTATAAACTTCTCAATGACATCAAAATCATTCAATCCCGTACCATCAGCTATTTCAAAGTCTATATTGCCATAATATATCTCTTTCAGTCTATTAGCTAAATATGTCCTTCCTGACATCTGTTGACCAACAATAACTATAACGTGTTTAGATTTTATATCTAAATTGAACATATACTCGATACCATCTGATCTTGTATCGAAATCCAACCCATAATCTCTCTTTGGTAAAGTTATCTCATCACCTTTATAATATTTCGAGAATACCATTTCAGGAACGCGAAATTCAATATCACAATTTTTCGCAAAGTACAAATCATCTATAGATTTATCATCCTTAAGTTTAGTTATTTTTAGAGAATCGGAAATACATTGCCACCCAGCCTTTCTACCAGCTTTTGGACCACAATAGAAAGATTTATTGTGTTTAATTTTAAATTTAGCATGTGCACACAAGATATCGAAACATGTTGATGACGGTTTCTTATGTATACTCCCTTTTGTAATAATAAAGAATGAACCTTTAATACCAATCTTGTTGAATATCAATCTAATTTTATTTCCATAATAATCTGCACGAGATTGACTTATAATCTTATCCTGTTCTGATATAAAAACCACATCAAATCCCTGTGAATAGATTTTTCTGAGATGTTTTAGAATCTTTCCATTGATAAATTTCCAGTCTGAAGCTCTTTTAGGACGATCTCTGCCACTTTTTGTTGTAATTATTGTACTTTCTAAATCAAATATCGCGAATCTCCCCGATCTGTAGGCGAATTTTATTTCGTAAACTATATCATCAGATCTCATATATATTTGCAACAATAATTATTTCTGTAAATTAGCGATAACTTGTGAAATAGAGATTCCAAATTCTGTATTCATATAATTCTTCGGTTGTTCCTGCGTAATCTCCTCATACCTCTTACTCATTGAGAAACACGCATTACCAACGATTTTGAAATCGAAATCCCCAGCACCATAATCACCACAAGCCTCCATCATCATCTGATACCCCTTCTCTCTATCTATTCCACCCCATCCAGCACACATAAACGGTGTGAAAACCTCCTTCACTCTATCCTCATCTGGACATATCTTATTATACTCATAAACAACATTCAACGCCGCTCTCAAAGCATAATATGGATTTCTGGTCTCTCCAACATTTTGGGGCAAAAACATCGTTGGACAACTCACAAATTTATAAGTCTCCTCAGGAATAATCAGTTGTGCACAACTTATTGGCAAATAATTTCTACCACATCTTGAAACCAACTCGAGATTCTTCAAAGCACCCTTAACTTTCTCCTCTATTCCATCTATAGAATTCATATAACCTAAATCAGATCCACCATCCATGAAAAGTAGAGAGTTGGCACAGGATATGAAAGCAATATCTCTTCTGTTTCTATATTTCTCAACTAGGTCTTCTACATTGGTGACGATATAGTCAATATTTGTGTCTAATTTAACACGATCGAATACATTAACTTTAATCATATTTATATTCACACCAATAAAAAAGATGACATTTTTTACACACTTGGAAATTTAAAATGGAACAACAATTTTAATATCATACAATAATTCATAATCGGTATATACTTTTTTTAGTATTTATTGTTAATATCAATAATATTTACATTTTTGAGAGACTTTTATCATTGAGTTTGAATTTATAACAAACAATATATTAAACACTATAGTACAACACTATGGTCTTTTATTACTCAATACACAATATGACATCTAAAGGAGAGAAAGAGAGTGATGGTGCAAAAAACTGTAGAACGTTCCTCTTCGGATCTGTTATTTATATTATTCTCTTGATGGTAGTTATGCACTACTCTCTAAAAAATAGAAAAATATGTGGAATTCTAAAAACTGGATTACTATTGATGTTCATTGTGGATGTTGCAACAATGGCATATATCTACAGATCATATTATGGAAGACTTATAACAAATGAACTCTTACCAACTGACGATTCAGACAAAGAGTGGAAATATGATGAGAAGAAGCATAAATATGAAAAGAAAACAGATGCTGACAAAGAGATTGAAGAAGAGATAGAGAATATCAAGAACGATTATAATAAAAGAGAGATCGATAAGCTCAAAGAGCAGATAGATAACTCTGGTGAATATCATTTTGACACTCCAGAAGAGTAAGCTATAATTTTTTCACCAAAACCACAGAGTCATAATCGTTAAATGTCAACACATGTTTCTCATCGATAACATATGAATAGTTTTTTCCAGGCCAATACAATGAATCACACACATCAAAAGTGTTTGCAATAAGATCGAAACTATTGCAAACAAATTTTGCACCTTTCTTATTCAAAAACATCTTAACATTAGTCTCTCGTCGAATTCTACTATATCCTTCACACGGATTCTCTTTGCAGAATGGTCCAAACGCTTCTGTATTACCATAATAACCACTGTTATATTTACCAGTGTTTTTGTAAGTGATGTGAAGTGGATCAAGCATCAGTGTTGATGGTTCTATCACATTGAAATCATAATCCATATACGTGAACGTGTTTTTTTTTACAATCAATATATATTTTTCCCGAAAATAGATATCAACCCAACTTAAACTAGAAACTTCGTAAATATTACTCATTTGTTATTGTACAAATAATCAGAAACATTATTATAAAAAAAATCATTTTTTCCAACATAAAGATAAATCGACAATTTAATATCAATGGACAATTCGACAATTTCACCACTTGATAGTAGGTATGCAAAAGATACCCAATGTGTAAAGAAGTATTTCACAGAGTATGCATTTTTCAAATACCGTTTACGAATTGAATTGGAGTATTTCAAAGATCTACTCCAGCAAGAGATTCCGGAACTTCTCGAGATCGATCCAGATATTTACAATCCAAAGATAGACAATATCACAAAAGAGTTCACATATGAGGAGTATCTGAAAGTCAAAGAGCTAGAAAAAGTAACAAATCACGATGTTAAAGCCCTTGAATACTACATCAGAGAGAGATTCACAGAGATTGGATTGGGGAAGTTCACGTCTTTCGTACATATTGCATTAACATCACAGGATGTTAACAATAGTGCGATCAGTATGTCTGTTATGAATTTCATACAAGATGAGTATTTGAACCACCATATTTCAAAGCTAATGAGTAAACTCCACTCACTTACAATAGAGTGGAAGGACATTGTTATGTTGAGTAGAACTCATGGTCAACCAGCAGTTCCAACGACAATGGGACATACATTTTCAGTTTTTCATTATAGATTGGAACAGCAACTTATTCAGTTGAAAGAAACAAAATATTACGGGAAGTTTGGAGGTGCATCTGGTAACTTGAATGCACACAAACTCATTTATCCGTATATAAATTGGGAAGAGTTTGGAGAGAGACTGCTCGATAAGTTTGGTTTAATGAGATCCAGAAAGACTACTCAGATTGAGAGTTACGACTCATTGGCAACAGTTTTTGACAATTTGGCTAGGATTAACAGAATCCTCATTAATATGTCTCAAGATATCTGGATGTACATTATGCTCGACTATCTGAAATTGAGAGCTGTTAAGACTGAAACTGGTTCATCAACAATGCCACACAAGGTCAATCCTATCAATTTCGAGAATGCAGAGGGTAATTTGAAGTGGGCAAATTATCAGTTGTATGGTCTCTCTGACAAGTTGCAGATATCAAGATTGTATAGAGATCTGTCTGATTCGACAGTTTTGAGAAACTTGGGTGTTGTTTTCGGACATATTCTGGTTGCTATTAACAATTTGATGAAGGGTTTAGATAAGATCGATATCAACCAGGCTAAGCTTGATCAGGATATTGAAGATAACTATTCAGTTGTTTCAGAGGCTATTCAAACTGTACTCAGGAAGTATGGAAAGTTGGATGCATATGAGCAGTTGAAAGATTTCTGCAGAGGAAATCCAAGTCTCAATAGAGAGGATTTCACAAAGTTCATTCAGGATCTTGATGTTGATGCATTTTTGAAATATGAATTGGAACAGATTGATTTAAAAACATATTAAAGGAAGATTGCATTGCCTCTGGCAACGGCTTCGCCGCCCTTTTGAACTCTACGCAACCTACAACCTATTATGTAGGATATTGCATCTTGTCCCCGACAATCCTTCTTGATAATTTTGACCCTACGCTTATATTAAATATGCTTAAAACAATACTAAATCTTATTACTCAATGATAATACCAGTTATAATTGAGTCGGAAAGTGATATCCCTTATGTCAGACAGATAAGGGACATTATCAATAGAAAATTCGATATTTTAGGAATGGAGTTCATGTTCAGAGTGTGTTCTGCACATGTTTCCACAGATGATGTTTTAAGAGTTATAGAGGAGTGTCATGATCATTACAAGCCGAATATTACGTGTTTCTTGGTTGTACAATCAGCTGATTCTGATGCAACCAGTTCATTAGTTAATAGATACACAGATGAGTTAGTTATAGCCACATCGCCTTATCCATTAAAAATATCTGAGAACACACCATTGTATGTAACGGGTGCAGACAATACGGCGATTGCTTTGGCTAAGATTATGGGTTCTCAAGATAATGTTGATTATACCACACACTATAACAAGTTAGAGAGACAGAGACTGAGAATTATGGATGTTACAAATAAGCCACCATCAGTTAACACAGATCCAAAGTGGTATGAACAGATGATGAGTGATAGAAATACAGATTATCTTTTGAACAATGTGTTCGTAAGATCGGGAAAGACAAGAGATATTTATGAGAATGATACCGATTTGATTATATGTGCAACTGATCGTTTGAGTGCTTTCGATAGACATATCTGTAATATTCCATATAAGGGTGCTGTTCTGAACAGTCTCTCAGTTTCTTGGTTTGAACAGACAGAGCATATAGTTCCAAATCATCTTATCCAGGTAATGGATAGTTGGGACATTAGAGTTCAAAAGTGTAAGCCTATTCTCATTGAATTTGTTGTTAGAGCGTATATTACAGGTAGTAGTAAGACAGCCATGTGGACAAATTATGAGAAGGGTACTCGAAATTATTGTGGATACATTTTGCCAAACGATTTGAAAAAAGATCAAAAACTTACACATCCAATCATTACACCAACAACAAAAGGGAAGAGTGATGAGTTGATAAGTGAACAACAGATTATAGAGAGAGGTATTCTAACTCAGGAACAGTGGAATACTTGTGCAAAATATGCTATGCAACTTTTTCAATATGGTCAAGAGGTTGCTGATCAGAGAGGATTAATCTTGGTAGATACAAAGTATGAGTTTGGTTTTGACAAAGATGGTAAAATTATACTGATTGATGAGATACATACACCAGATTCGAGTAGATACTGGTTTAAGCACAGTTATCAAGAGAGATTTGATAAAGGAGAGAGTCCAGAGGCGATTGATAAGGAGATTATAAGAAAGTGGATAGCAAAGAATCAAGATCCTTATGATAAGAATATTGCTATCAATATTCCGCAAGATATGAAAGATTTGGTGATGAATAGGTACATTCAACTATATGAGATTATAACTGGAGAGACATTTGACCCTCTATCTAACTAAAGAATGCTAAATCAGAGTTGAAAACATTGGTTGTCACATTGATTGGAATAGGTTGTGTAAAAACAGACACAACTACTATAATACCAAAAATAATTGTCTTAATCATTATATTAAAAACACAATATATATTTTTAATATCCTAACCCACAAACAATACATGAAATACCTGTTAAAATTCCAACTACAGATATTCCTCTTATTGTCCAATCTAAACAAATATTTCCACTAGGAAACCCAAGTTACGCAATAAGAATCCATGAGTAACTAGGTACAAGTATGATTCCATAAAATATAGAAACTGGATAAATCATTATATTAACCATTACTTTATTTTTTTTTAAACCAAATATATCAAGTATGTCTACTATTATAAAAAAAAAACTGTCTATTGTTTCATTATAACTTAATTTTCCTAGGATTTTTCTTATAAAAATTAAAAAATTGAAAATATATAAAGATAGTTCAAAACACCTCAGAAACATATTACAATGTCAAATAATTTCGCAGAAATGGAAGAGGATATTCAGAAAATGTGGAAGGACAACAACATTTTCCAGAAAACGCTCGAACAGAACAAAGATATGAAACCATTCGTCTTTTACGACGGTCCACCATTCGCAACAGGTAGTCCGCATTATGGACACATTCTTGCAGGTGTAATCAAAGATGTAGCTTGTAGAAATGCACAGTTTAACAAAATGTATGTTGAGAGACGTGCAGGTTTCGATTGTCATGGACTTCCAATTGAGTATGAAATTGAGAAACTACTCGGAATCAAGAGGAAAGATCAGATTTTGGAGTACGGCATCGATAATTACAATAACAAGTGCAGAAGTATTGTAACTAGGTGTGCAGATGAGTGGGAGTATGTGCTAACTAGGATTGCTCGTTGGCTCGATTTTGACAAAGGTTACAAGACAATGGATTTAACCTATATGGAATCCATTATGGCAGTTTTCAAACAACTTTGGCAAAAGAACCTTGTGTATAGAGGATTTCAAGTGATGCCTTACTCAACAGCTTGTGGAACACCTCTGTCAAACTTTGAGGCTAAATCCAATTACAAGAATATTCAAGAGAGATCTGTTATTGTTAAATTCAGAGATACAGTTGAGAATATCAACTACCTAGTTTGGACAACAACACCCTGGACATTGCCAAGTAATATGGCTCTCTGTGTGAATCCTACATTGGAATACAGTTTAGTTCTACAAGAGAATGAGAAATATATTGTAGCATCTGCTCTCATCAAGAGTGTTTTTGGTAAGAAAGCTAAACCACAAGTACTCAAAAAGTTCACTGGACAAGACTTGGAGAATGAGACATACAGACCTATCTTCAATTACTATAACACTACTAATGTATACAGAGTGGTTTGTGATAAGTTTGTTTCGTGTGATTCAGGAACAGGTATTGTTCACATTGCTCCATCTTTTGGTGCAGATGATTACAGAGTCTGTGTTGAGAATTCGATCATCACCAATACTGGAGAGGGTTTGCGATGTCCAGTTGATGACAATGGTAATTTTACAGAACCGGTAACACCCTACCTTGGAAGAAATGTGAAGGAGTGCGATGCAGATATCATTACAGATCTTAAACAATTGAACAAACTCTTCAAGATTCTGACAGTGAATCATGACTATCCATTCTGTTGGAGATCAGATACACCTCTCATCTACAAGGCAGTTCCAAGTTGGTTCGTCAATGTTAACAGCATCAAACAGAATCTTGTTAAGAACAATTTGAAGACCAAATGGGTGCCAAAGTATATTCAAGAAAAGAGATTCAACAACTGGTTAGAGAATGCTCACGATTGGGGTATTTCAAGAACGAGGTATTGGGGAACACCAATCCCAATCTGGACTGATGGAACAGAGTACTATACAGTAGGAAGTATTGAGGAACTCGAAACTTTGGCGAACTTGCCAAAGGGTTCTGTTAAGGATCTTCACAGAGATACGATTGATAATATTGAGATCACATCTCCAAAGACTGGTAATAAACTTAGACGTATTCCAGAAGTTTTCGATTGTTGGTTTGAATCAGGTTGTATGCCGTTCGCTCATCAACATTATATGTTTGATGAGACTACATCCAACCGTCTGAAATTCCCAGCAGATTTCATTGCAGAGGGAGTTGATCAAACCAGGGGATGGTTCTATACTTTACTTGTGATTGCAACTGCTTTAAACAATGAGCCACCATTTAAGAATGTTGTTGTTAATGGATTGATTTTAGCAGAGGATGGAAGAAAGATGGCAAAGAGATTGAAGAACTATCCAGATCCAATGGAAGTTGTCAACAAGTATGGTGCAGATGCTCTTAGATTGTATCTTTTGAGTTCACCAGCAGTTAGAGCAGAAACATTGAAGTTCAGTGAGAGTGGTGTTTGCGATATGGTGAAGAGTGTTCTAATCCCAATTGAGCATTCTTATAAACTATTTGATGAACAGAGAATACTTTCCAATTATGATGCATCAAACTGTACAACATCAATGAGTACTAATCCATATGATAATTGGATATTATTAAAACTAAATCAGTTCAAAGCTAATATTCTATGTGAACTTAACAACTACAGATTTGATAACTGTTACATGCATATTGAGGAGTTCATTGAGAATCTTACAAATAGATACATTAACACAAATAAGACTCGACTGAAAGCCAAAGATAACACTGAAGCTTTAGCAACATTAGGAACTTGTTTGTACAACTTCGCAATTTTAACATCATCAATCTTGCCACACTTGTCAGAGAGCTTGTATCAGAGATTAGGTATCAATAAAGATAATGTGAGTATCCATTTGCTCTCATATGAACATCTGGGTATGCTTTATGATGTCACAGACATTGAACACATCGATTACATGCACAAGATTGTAGATTTGGTGAGAGTGGTTAGGGCAAAGAACCAGATAAGTTTCAAGATGCCCCTCAAAGAGGTCATTGTATGTTCAAAGGATAATCAGCAATTACCATCCAACCTGATAACCTATCTGCAATCCCAATTCAGAATTATCAACATTCAGTTTCAGGACATTGCTGATTATAGTAGTGTAACAATCACACCCGATAAAGGAGCTATCGGTAAACAGTTCAGAAAAGATGCAAAAAATATATACAAAGCACTAGAACAACTACCCGACTTAACAGAGAATACAATCGACAACTTGAAAATAGACAATAAATATCAACTAACAAGGAAACATTTCAAGATCAATTACAATGTAACAAATAGAGGAACAAACTATGTACATGAACTTAGTGATAATAATCTCTTGGTTTATGCAAACACAGAGGTCACCAGCGAGATGACCGATTCATACAATAGAAATGTTATTGTATCAACCTTCCAGAAGTTCAAGAAAGAACTTGGACTTAAACCAACAGACAGTATCATCATTAATATCACAACACAGAGTAAATATGTGGAGGATCTATTGAAAGGTCGTAAAGATATACGGCTCAATCGCACTTACACTGGTTATTATCAAAGTGTAGGACAGAGAGAGTTAACAGTTGACAATCAGTATAATATGGTTATTGATGTTTGGTCAGCACCAACTGTCCAATCCGAACAAGACCATACTCTTTGACAACCTTATCCTCTAAGACCCCTCTAGTAACAATAGCCATACCAATACCACAATTAAAAGTTCTACGCATTTCAGCATCACTAACACCACAATTTTGTTGAACCCATTTGAATACTTCGGGAACTTCCCAACTTGACCAATCTATAACACATTCGAATTTGTCAGAAACAACTCTTGACAAATTCTCCATCAATCCACCACCAGTTATATGTGCAACGCCCATGACATCTTTTTCATATAGTTTCATAAACTTCAATATATCTGTGTATATCTTTGTAGGCTTCATTATCTCATCAATAGAACATCCTCCATATCTACATGCTCTTCTAACCAATGAGAAACCGTTAGAGTGTAAACCATCAGATGCAACACCATAAATCACATTATCCTCAGAATTTCCAAAATCTGGGAACACTTTATCTCCAACTGGCATCCATCCAACAGCAAACCCAGCCAGATCGAAACTACCAATTGTATAAACTCCCCTCATCTCAGCTGTTTCTCCACCAGCCAGTTTACATCCTGCAATCTCACATCCCTTATAAACACCCTTCATTACCTCAAAATGTTTCTTCGCATCTAATTTATCAACCGCCAAATAATCCAAGAAGTAAACAGGATAGAATCCACGGGTGATAAGATCATTCACCGACATTGCCACCAAATCTATACCAACTGTGTCAAACTTATTGAACTGTTTTGCAAGTTCCAACTTAGTACCAACACCATCTGTTGCAAATCCAATCATTGTTTCATCTCCAAAAGATGCAACGGAACAAAATCCACCAATGTCATCACTTCCTGGTAACTTCTTTATCATTTCAACAAACTTATTACCTTCATCTATATTAACTCCGGATCTTTTGTAACCACCCCATAGATTGAATTCTCCATTTATACATAGTTTGATAAACTCAACAATTGTACGCTTCTCCAAATTCTGAACCTCATTTTTCAATATTTCTGGAGTTGCAAACTCATCAACAAATATCTGTTTCTGCATCACAAAATTACCACCATCAACTTCCTCAGTCACATGATGAAGTGTACATCCACTCAATACCTCACAATTCTCTATAACATTTCTATGAACATCTATATCCATCCCTCCTGCATATTTAGGTAACAATGACGGATGAATATTGAAAATTCTTCCTCTGAACTCATCTATCAAAACAGATGTCGCAATTCTCATATAACCAACTAAAAGAACAACATCCAAATCATAAACCCTTAACAATTTAACAAGTTTCGTATCATATTCCACCCTATTCATACCAGAATATGGTAAATATATATAAGACACAGCATTATTATTCGCTTTATCCAAAATGGGTGCTTTCCTCCTATTGGAAACAACAACCTCTACACTTGCATTTATCTTACCCTGTGCAAATTTGCTCAATAATGTTTCCACACTAGACCCTTTTGTTGATCCTAAAATACCGATCTTAATTCTTCTACTTACATCATATCTACTCAAAGAGTAATCCAATCCGATATCTCTCCTGTAAAATTGTCCTCTATACTTAATTCTGTGAATATTGTTGTAAGCTTTACAAGTAGCATCATACATGCTACTGTTACTATAAGCAACAACTGAACAAACTCTTCCACCGGTTGTATAATATACACCATATGAATTCGTCACATTTCCAAAATAGAGAGATACATCATCATCCAGTTCTCCAATATTCATATCCAATGGCTCACGTGATTTTCCACTTGGATAACTTACATGTGAAGACACAACATTGACAGCATATCCACCACTACGCCATTTAACATTCAATTCTGAACCATTCACACATCCTATGAATATATCATACAGATCACTATCCAAAAGCGTCAAAATAACCTGTGCCTCAGGATCTCCAAAACGACAATTGAATTCAAGAATATTATATCCATCCTCTCCAACCATAACACCAGCATACAGAACACCCTTGTACTTCATATTCTTGACTATATTCTTCATTTGTAATCTCAACTTCTCCAACTGCTCTGGATGAAGTGTGTCAACTGGACAGATAGAACCCATACCACCAGTGTTCAATCCTTCATTATCATCCATCTGTCTCTTGTAGTCCTGTGCCTGTGGCATCAACCAAATATCAGATCCATTGCAGAAACCCATAACAGAAACTTCAATACCTTTCAATCTCTTCTCAATAAGGACTCTACCACCCTTACCAAAACACTCCTTGACAAAGATATTCTCCAAAATTTCATAACACTCCTCGATAGTTTCTGGTAAGTAAACACCTTTACCACCTGCCAAACCATCATATTTTATAACATAATTTTCAACTATAACACTCTTCATAAATGAACAAGCCTCTTGATAATTATTAAAAACTTGATACTCACTTGTTGGTACATCACAATTTATCATAACCTCTTTAGCAAATATCTTCGAACTCTCTAATCTACTTGCAACCAACGATGGTGCGAAACAGTTGATTTCTTCAGCAAGAAGAGCATCGGACAGACCATTAACAATTGGTTGTTCTGGACCTATAACAACTAAATCGATACCCTTTTTTTTACAATATTCGACAATATTGTCGTTTGTGTACTTAGTCAAATATACGCTTTCAAATCTATTGAAATCCATTTCTGTTCTGTTGAGAACATAGACCTTCTCAACATTGGGTGATTTGTAGAGACATTCTGATATAACATGTTCTCTTGCACCTGATCCAACAACTAAAACTTTTGCCATTACTATATTGGATAATAATTGATTTTTTAAATCTTAAAAAGTTCTGAACGAAAATGTATTTTTTATATACATTTATAATATATGTGTTTTAGTTTGGAAGTCAGTGTTGGCTCGTTTGTATTCTGTTGGGCTGTCGCAATTTATTTATTAACCAAAAAATTGACAGTTCATCAGAAACAAAGCATAATATTCCTTATGATATTCAGTACAATGCAGATTCCTGATGCTATATTATGGTATATAGGAATGAAAAAGAATTCAATAAACTATTTTGTTACATCGTTTCTCATACCGTTCATTCTAAGTTTACAAGTGCTTTACAATATTTATATAAAGAACAAATTAAATTCTCCAATAGTTGATGTAGGAGTTGTATTAGCAATTGTCTACATGTTTATAAGATTCAATGGATATTCCGTATCATCTGCATGTAATGGAAAATTATCTTCACCAATATGGGGATCAAGAGAGATACAATTTTGGGAGTTGGCTCTATTTGCATTTGTAATTATCTACCCGAACTGGAAATTAACTCTATTCACAATATTGGTAGTATTTCCAATTATAATGAAATTATCTGGTGGTGGTTATGGTTCACTATGGTGTGCAATATCAACATTTGTATCTATTTATTATTTGGTAACATATTGATATAAAGAAATAAACAATATGTTATAAATAATGACAGATTTCAAATTGAATTTTGTTTATAATGACATAAACGATGCATCTTTGTTTGAATACGATGTTGATTTACATAACACTGATTGTTCAGTATTGTTCAGTTTTGATTTTATGATTGAGTATGCAATTAAAGATTCTCCTTTGATGGTTTGTAAAGGTGGACATGGTTATCATAACTATGTTAATGAAGAGGATAACATACTAAATTTCATGAAAAAGTTGAAAGCGAGAGATTTACCAGTAGAGTATAGATATGAACACAAAAATCTAGACATGGATGAATCTTATTTGAATATATTGGTGGAAGATAAGACAACATATATAAACACAGCAACATTGTTAACAAGTGATACATTGTTGAAAAGCATTGAGGACTTTTTCAAAAATGTTTTAGAAAGAAAATACCATTATGTTATTCAAAATGATGCTATTGAAGAATTTACCTCAGAAGAACTCAAGAAATTATGTGAATCAGAATACGCACCAGAAGAGTTCAAAACTCTCTGTAACAACTATCTATCTAATAAAACATCTTAAACCATGGTGTATGATCTCCCATGATACTATTCACATAAGGCAATTGCCACTTCAAGAAAGACCTTTCAGGATGAGGCATCATAGCAATATGTCTACCATTCTCGCTACAGATTCCTGCAACACCTCCAATAGATCCATTTGGATTCATTGGATACATCTCTGTGGCACTTCCCTTATTATCAATATACTGCATAACAATCTGGTTATTGTCATACAGTTCCTTAAATCTCTCTTCCGACATCTCAAATCGTCCCTGGTGATGAGCTGTCCAAATACCGCAAACATCATCATTATTCTTTTCCAGAATCTTACACAACTTACCGTTCACCTTGACGGTTGGGAATCTCGATTCAAATCTACCCGATAGATTCTCCTCCATGGTGATTCCATCTCCTAACCAACCTAGACGAACCATTAATTGGCAACCATTACATATACCCAATGACATTGTATCTTCTCTGTTATAAAATCTTTGAAACTGTTCTCGAACACTCTTATTCATCTTGATAACCATTTCCCAACCTTTTGCAGATCCTAAAACATCCGCAAAACTGAATCCTCCAACAAACACTAACAGATCCACCTCATCTAACAATTTATTATTCTCAATAAGATCGTTAGTATTAATATCGATCACCCTCTTCGCACCTCCCAAATAGAATGCACTGGCAATCTCTCTGTCACTATTACTTCCCTCCTCTCGAACAATACCTACCACTCTATCTGATGGTTTATACTTATGATAAGAACTGTGAAACATTGGTGGATATTTAAAAGTGTTCATAGACTCAGCCTCTTGATTAACACATTCGGGATTACACTGTTTATGTTCCAAACCAATGCTCACCTCTTCCCAATCACATCTAATTTCACTCAATCCAATATTCAGAACCTCTCTTCCAAAATTCACAATTCTGAAGTTGTGACTACTATTACACTCACCAATCTTGTAAGAATTAATTCCGACATCTGCAAAATATTTCACAATATCATCACTACTCTCCAGAACAAATCCCAAACTCTCATTGAACAAATATTTGTCCAGTTCGTGTACATTGATTGAAATCTCAATACCAATATCAGAACTTATAGCCATCTCTGCCAGAGTTGTTATCAATCCACCATCACTTCTGTCATGACCTGCAAGGATTTTACCCTGTTGAATCAATTTCTGAGTGACTTTGAAAGCCTTCTTCAAATCTGTTAGACAATCGAGTGTTACATTTGGTGGTTCGCCAAATTTGGATGTAGCTATTCTCGAAAAACAACTTCCAGCCAATCCATTGTATCCTCTACTCAAATCAATGAAATAGAGAGAACTTCCACACATCTTCAAGTTGGGTGTTATCTTCTTGTAAATATCAGGACATTTCGCATAACCAGAAAGAACAAGAGAGCCAGGACATTTTATTGATCCGGTATCTCTACTGACTGCCATTGACAAGCTGTCCTTCCCCCCATCAATAACAATTCCCAATTCACAACACGCATTACTCAACTCCTTCATCGCAGTGTACATCTTACCGCCTTCTTCCACATCTTTGTTTGGACAAGCCCACATCCAATTTGCAGAACATGAAATATTCTCAAAGTCATCGATAACAACGAACATCATATTTGTCAGCATCTCACCAATAGTCTTCATAACCATTATCTTACTCGAGAACAATCCAACAATCGGTTGTTCACCAACAGATGTTGCACATCCAGTATACTTACCATCGCTATTTTTAACAAATCCACTACTAATTAATCCAAAATTGGACAGAGGAGTATGGAAAGGTCCTACACACTGTTGTTGAGCAATTAATCCTGTTACAGACCTATCTACTTTGTTTGTCAAGAATCTTTTTGAACCAACATCTACCAAACTAAAAACATATTTTAAGTATGCCCTAACACTATAACAATCATCACTATTGAGTATCCACGAACTATCTAAATCATACTCTATCTCAGATCTCGTATTCACAATATACTTCTTTCTCTCACAACTCTCATCCAATGCATAATCCGTAACAATCTCTCTCTCACCATTCACAATATCCAATTTACCATCTCCAGTAACTCTTCCAACAACATCCAACTGTGTATCCTCACGATCACATATAGACTGCATAAGTTTCAAATCCCTGTACTTAATCAAAACTGCATTGGATTCCTGATACTCCGACACCCAAATATCAACATCATTCATACTATCATCTCCTAATGTTATCTTCCCAATATCTATAACAGCTCCGCGACCGTCCACAATCTCCTTTAGAACATTACCATTCCCACCTGCACCTTGATCATGAATACTCACAATTGGATTACGAGATCCAAGTTCAACACATGTTCGGACAACTCTGTTCATCTTCTGTTCCATCTCTGCATCATCTCTTTGAACTGCAGAGAAATCTAATTCACTGTTCTTTTCATCCGATATACGACTCGACGCAGCACCTCCACCAAGACCAACCTTATAAGCTGGACCACCAATTTTACATATCAACATATCTTTCTCTGGTTCTCCCTTCTTTACATGTTCATCTCTAACAAAACCTAAACCAGCTGTGAACATGATTGGTTTAATCCATTCTATTCGTTCCATTCCATCCCAACCAGCGCGAAATGATCTGGTAAATCCGAGAATAATTGGTTCTCCAAACTTGTTGCCATAATCTGATGCACCATTACTGGCCTCTATTAAAATATCCATTGGTTTCGCAAGATTATCTGGATAACTAGAATCAGAATAATCAAAATCAAGATAATTAATATTTCCGACACAATAACCGGCCAAACTACAAACAGGCACAGCACCTGTACCAGTTGCCTGTACATCTCTGATTCTCCCACCAATACCAGTCGCAGCACCCTGGAATGGGGCAACACCAGTAGGAAAATTGTGTGTTTCCGCTGTTAAAACAAAGTTTTTTACACACTCTTGTTCACAATACTCTTTTGTATCCCAATTAACATATATGTCATTTACCTTGTAACCACTAATTGCACTTGAATTATCAGCAAAAGCAATAATATTGTTACTCGAATCAATCTTCCTCTTCAATGGTTCTTTAACAAGTTGAAACAGTGTCTTACTAGTATCATTATAAATATAACCCAAATCCTTGATTTCACCATTGAAGAAATGATGTCTACAATGTTCACTGTTTGATTGAGCCAAATCCATGAGAACAAACAGTTTATCATTACACTTACCAACACTGTTCAGAACATTTTTTGCATTCTCGATATCCTTTTCATCGAACGACAATCCATGCTTTTCATTCAAAACTTCAACACTTTCGTCACAACAGATATCACAAGCATCAGTATTACAAGGAATATCTCTTTTGTATGTTTCCATATATTTTACATTACCAATCATAGTCACTATCTTTTTTCCACTATAAGTTTCTGTTAACCGGTCATGTTTATCATTAAATATCTCAATACCCTCATCTATTGTATCAACCAAATAGATAAAACTCTTTATAACTCCATTAACAATATTTCCCAAACCACTTTTCTTCAAGATTTTCATAACATTAGACGACCATGGTGTTTGGTAGGATATGGGTGTTACTTCGAATAGCCATTTGTCAGGATTTTCTGGGAAACTGACACAACATGTTCCAAAAAGTTCAAAGAGAATATCTTTATAATCAACATTATCTTCATCAACAAGATTAACAGTGATACACTCGTAAGACTTGTTATTAAGTATAGTCTTGTAAAGTTTCATAATACTTTATAAAAAAAATGATTTTTTAAATGTATAAAATATTACTATGATTCATCTATCACATGAGTAAAACCCGTAAATCAGAAACATATATATTACAATATGAAGGCGTTGACGGTCCAGTGATAAGAGAAGAACATATCATTCTTGATCTCGAAGAAGGACTGAAGATATTTGATTTTAATCTCAATATTATTGAAAAAAATAGTGAAATGTACAATTATGTAAAAGATAAGTACTACCAAGGAGGAGATATTTATGTAGAAGATTGTGCACCAACAAAATACCATTACACAGGTAATCATATGGAAGATATGGGTGTTAAAGGTATGGAAATTAAAGAAGTTGAGGAGATAAAGATGGGAAAAACTGTTAGTGGTCTAATTGATCCCGAATTATATTTTGGATTTCGAATGTTCATTATTAAAGGAAAACATCATATTGTTCACACATTCAGATGTCTACATGAATCAGCCGATATAAATATGGTTACATTGATCAAAGCTAATAATTGAAAATAGTTTGGAGTTCTCCAACATTTTTCAAAACATAATCAGGTTCAACAACAAAGTTCTTCAAAGTCTCTCTATTTGAGTTTCCTGTAAGAACCAAACAACTCTTGAATCCACTCTCCTCTGCCAATTGAATATCAGTATACAAAGTGTCACCAACAAAGAGAACATCACCAGGATTATCAATTCCCAGTTCTCTCATTATAATCTCTTTGACTATCGGATTCGGTTTTCCTGTATTGTATTTCTTAGCTAATTTGTTATAACCAGCCATGTATAGAAGGTGATTAGGCATTCCTAAGTTGAAATCACCCTTACTAGAGGGATCTGTTGTATCTGGACATGTAACGATGACTCTTGCATCCTTCTTCAACCATTTTAATATCTTGTCCAGATTGTTTATCTTAATTCTATTAACAGATCCGACAACAAGGTAAAGTTTCATGTTATTATCTACTTCTATATCGTCTATGTCATTAACTATCTCCATATTGTCATATCCATTTAATTGATTGATAGTTTTGTAAAGTCCTAATTCTCCGACTATACCTACTTTTATTTTGTCTTTTGGAAATCTCTTAATCTTTTTCTCTAGATACTCTTTACATGACAAAGCAGCAGTGTAAAAGAGTGTTTCCTCTGGAATTTGTAAACCTATCTCTTCTAATTCATCTTTGAGATAATCAACAGTGTATCTGCACTCGTTCGTAACAATCATTGTTTTGATACCTTTATCAACTAAGTATCGCAAAGTTTTATTTGCACTTTCCACAAGTTTATTACCGATTCTTATAACCCCGTCCAGATCGAATACAACAGCCTTCATTATACTTTTTTAGAAAAAAGTATTGCAAAAAAAACCAACTTTATTATTAATAAAAAAGTATTGCAAAAAAAAAAACAACTTTGTTATTGAAAATAAAATTGGTAGCTATTAAACTATTTGGTAACTGTACTCACAAGTTCCACGCCATTTATAACATATATCGAACAACATTTGACCAATTTTTTTTGTTTCAACATAGTGTCTAATGTCTTTCACAACTTTCAATACACCGAATTTGGACAATTCTTTTTCCAAACTTTTATCTTGAGGTCCACAAACAATAAGAACATGAGAGTTGAAATCCATACATGTATTCATATATTTTATATCGACACCGATAATATTATAAGCTCCACACAGATTCTCATATGTGTAGAGCTCTTTTTGAAAAGAGAGTGTGTAGTGCTCTATGCAACTATCTGTGACTATTTTTTTGACTATATGTTTTTGCATATTTATAAAAATCTAAAATTTTTTCTTTATATTTCGATTTTATTTCTTTCAATAGCAAATCCAAATCTTCATTCATTATCATTTCTCCACTGTCTTCCAAATCCAAATATCTAAATCTATATCTAAAAATATACTTCTTACCATCTCTTTCACCATCTACAAGTTCAGACAATACCATGAAATAATTATTTTTATGATATTCATTCATAATATTTAATCTATTTATCATTATACAAACAGATCAATAAATTTTTTATTTTTTATAAAAAATATGGAAATAATTACATTAATTCAAATTTCATTCTCAAAACACCAAATTTCTTGGCATTTTTCTTGTAATTACCTCCATCAAACGCTTCATATGTTTTTACACCATCAACCAATGAACGAACATTTGGAAGAACTTTTTTGACTCCAACTGGTTCAATTGCTTTCTTAAAATTAGGAAACCACGCTAGTTCTGTGATTTTTGCTTTGAATTTACGTTTTGAACCTCTATCTAAGAAAGTTACTTCCTCTAAAAGTTTAATTTTTTGTCTTTTTCCATCATAAACGCGTGTTTCATATATTTTTGTTTTATTTTTAATGTAATCAAAATAAATTGTATCTAAATTCATTGTTGTCATGATCAGTTATAATATTATATATATTTAATTTTTTTTAATTCAATTTTTTTATTTTTACTTTGATAAAAATAATGCAACATCATCAGGTTTCATTTTTATTACAATACCTTTATTTTTATATTTTTCATTATACTCGTTTAAAATATTTTTAAATGTTTCATATTCATCATTCTTAAAATAAAATGATTCGCAATGAAAAGAAAAGTGTTCTTTGCGTGAAAAACATTTCATTAAACGATAATCATCACAAAATTTATCATTATATAATTTTTGCAAATTTTTTTTAACATCTTTAATGTAATTCTTCTTATACATCCTTTCACCCAATCGGTTGAATAATTCAATTTTAATTATTTCACTATCATCATATAATAATTTACCATTTACAAAATTTTTATCTAAAAAATTAATAAAACAATTTGAATGTAAATAATTTGTTTCTAATGCATCATATAACTTGTAATACGTATAATCATTTTTTTTAAATCTACACTTGTTACGATGAATATTATATCTAAAATTTTTATTACAAAAAGAACAAACTTTTTCTTTTAATTCATTTGTTTCATAATAAATTTCATCGTTAATTTCAAAAATATTATCTGTGTCTGACATATTTATTTTTATAAATTAAATAAATATCCTGAAAAAATAAAAATCAATTTATTTTAATTAAATATATTTCCAATTAAATGTAATATAAATTTCAGATTCATTTGTTTTTTCAAATCCACTTTTTGTAAAAATATAATGATTATATTTTGGTATTCCATCTATTTCTTCATTCCATCCTCCTTGGACACTCATATCAGTATCACACACATAAATACCAATATTACCCTTTTTATCCTGAAAAAAATTAATTAAATTAAAAAAAAATATATTTAATTTAAATTTGTAAATTATTTTTTTCAATAAAATATTTTCAAGTATTATTTCTTTATTATCGTTTATACTTACTTTGTAATTATCAAAATAACAATTGTTAAATTGTTCAAAACACATGTTAAACCAAAAATCATCTAGATTAGGAATATCAATTTTATTGGACATATTAAAAACAAGTTATATTATTTCTAAAAAAAAATAAAAATCAATTTTTAATAATAAAAGTATTTAAGACATAAAAATTGATAATAAATAATGATTATTTATATTGATTTAATATTTAATGATGAAACCCCAATTAAAATAGAATTTAACCCAATTAATTTTAGTTTCATAGATTTGAAACAAAAAATTTTACGTTTATCAAATGGTAAATATAAAACAATTGATGATTTCAATTTGTTTTCAATAACATATAATCAAGATTTTACAGAAAATAGTTTTTTATATTATCGTTGGAATTATGATTCAGTTATAAGGTATAATTGTTTAATGGTTAAAGATAATAAAAAATGATTTTTTTTTAGATTAAGTTATTTTTTACTGTATATTTGATATGTTAAATATTAATCATTTAAGTACACCAATTGAATATGCCAAATTGGCGTCTATAGAATACGGACACTCAAATTTAGGTTCAAGTTGTCTAAATATACAATTTGAGAAAATTTGTGAGCGTTCAAAACAATTTGGCAATCTTGCTGGTTGTCGATTTAATACTTGGAAAGTTGCTCTGTACAGAAATATTGAAAAAAATGAATATATTGTTGTATTTAGAGGAACACATCCAACGTCTGTTGGAAATTGGTTACAAGATTTTTTTTATTTTTTAAGATTTGATAAAAATGTTAAAAAATGGATGAACAAAAAGATGGATGAATTTACTCGAATGATTGGTTCAAATATCAATACATTTGTAGGACATTCAGCGGGTGGATACTTGGCGACTGTTATTAAAGAAGATTGGCAAGTTTATCGTGTTACGTTTAATGGATTAAAATGTAAAAAGAAAGATTTGAACCTTAATTTGCGTCTTCGTGGTGATTTTGTTTCTAAAAGACCATTATCTAATAGACATAACTACAAAAGCGTAGGCAATGGAGATCAGTCAGGACACGCTTTGAAAGGTTTTTTAAGAACTTTTCAAAGAAATGAAATTGATTGGAATAATATTTATCCTGATAGATTTTCTGAAAGAAGTTGGTTCAATAATATGGATGACGAAATGAGTGAAAGTGATAATGAAAGTAATGAAAATTCAAACAATTATGAAACAGACGAAAGTAATGACAAAAGTGATAAAAATTCAAATAATAATGAAACGGAAGAAGGCGCGACTGCAACAGCAACCGCTATTGCTTTTAAAACAATAAAAACAGAAGCCAAAAAAAAAGGCAAAGAAGCTGCAAAAGAAATAGCCAAAAAATGTTTCAAATCCGCTGCGACTGGTGCTGTTTTAGGTGCTTGTGGAAATGTTGGTGTAAAAGTTGCCAAGGATTTATATAAAGGTAAAACATTAAAACAAAGTTTAAAAGATCCAAAAACAATTAAAGAAGCAAAAGAAGGGGCTTTCGTTGGAGCAGCTTTGGGTGTTGCACATGTTGGAATGGTTTCTTTATTTTGTTGGACGGCTACAACAGCAACTGTTGTTTGCGGAACTGCTTATTGTGGTTATCACGTTGTTAAATTTGTTTGTGAAGATTAAAACATTTTTTATTAACATTTTATTAACATTTTATAAATCTTAAAATAAATTATTCTATTTCATCTAAAATTTTTGTAAATTTTGGCATTTTTTGTTTTTTTTGTAATTTTTGATAATTGTTCTACATCACCATCATAAATTTTTTTAATAAATTCTCTAAAATTATTTGAATTTTTTTTATATGTCCTGACTCAAAACAAACAAAATATACAGGATATGTTTCCAAATCATTCAAATAACTTTTATTTTCATATTCCTCTTTTGGTATTGAAAACATATAACACCAATCACTTGTTCATGCAAAATTTATTTGAAGGATATTAGTATCTAATTCATTTCCATAATATTTGTAATCAACTAAAAATACCATAGTTATATCGTTTAGATCACCTAATTCACTGAACTCCTCATTTTCTTGTGCCTCATAAATAATATGTTGTATATCTTGAAGATAATTTTCAATTTTCTCAAATGAGTTACATTTTTTATTATAATTTTCCATTTTAATTTTATTATTTTTTTTTAAATTAATTCTAATTTAAAGTTTTTTTAAATGTTGAATATGAATGTTTGATGAAGGTGCTTATGAAGTTGCAAAAATAATTTATAATATAAATGAAAATAATGGTATTATAACCAATGGATTCTACAAAATCTTTTTTTGTTTCATTTATTTTTTGAAATAATTCTTAATAAATTTTGTTAATTTGAAATTGTTTTAATTATACCAACTCAACACCAATACCCATAAAACCATAACCATATTTTTTACGTAATTTTTCACGTTCCTCTTCACTTGTCCATAAATTGTAAATTTCAACACCTTCTTTTATAGTATCAACACATGGAAGTGCTTTTTTCAATGTTTCTCTTCTCAAATAATCTTCAACAGTTCGATATTTATGAATGTATGTAATTTTTGTTTTTAATTTTTCTTTTTTAAATGTAAATATAAGCGTATCTCCACGTTTATATTTTTGATATTTTTCACTATATTTACGTCCTTCAACCGTTTTTACACCTTGTTTAATATAGGTATATGTAGGACATTCTTTTGGATTCAAAATAGACAAATAATGTATCGCCATGTTATATTTTATAAATATATTTTTTTACTCAATTTTTTATTTTCAGAAAAAGTGTATATTGACTTGTCAACCTGTCACTATAAGGTTCAAATAACACTTCAACTTTTTTTTACAAATTATTCTAGATTTTGTTTTTTTATTTTTTACTTTCCTTTTATTATATTATATATGATATATGGAAGCAAGAAGTTATGCTTATAATTTAGAAGATGTAATGAAAGATAATTTTGAATATGCATGGGACCAAGAAGAATTATGGAAAATTGCTGAGAAAAAGAAAATAATTACTTATAAAATGAATGATGTCAAACATTGGGTTTATACACCTTGTTGGAGTAAGGGGAAATGTTTCCTTTCAATATTTCAGATATTAAATCAACCAAAAAAATTCCCAGGACACATTAAACGTATAAAAAATGCTGATTTGAAATATCCATTGATTGTAATGGAGGATAAATATGACAAATATGGTGGAATATTAGATGGTAATCATAGATTTGCAAAGATGATACAACAAAATAAAAGAAAAGTAAAAATCGTGTATTTCACTAAAAAAGAATTAGATAAATTAAAGATTAAAATATAACATTATAACTAATGAATGTACATTTGGCAAATACTTTTTTTTTCCAAAAAGTGTATATCAAATAGTTAACTTTTTTTTGCCAATACTTTTTTTTCCAAAAAGTGTATATCAAATAGTTAACTTTTTTTTGCCAATACTTTTTTTTCAAAAAAGTGTATATCAAATAGTTAACTTTTTTTTGCCAATACTTTTTTTT